GGACAGATCGATGCTAAGCTAGCCTCAGCAACTGCTGCTAGCACCTATGCACCACTAGCCTCACCAACACTTACTGGTACAGTAACTCTTCCAGAATCAACTTCAATTGGCGATGTGAGCAACCAAGAAATAGGGTATCTAAACGGAGTAACATCTAGTATACAAGGCCAAATAGATCTAAAAGCACCACTAGCTTCACCAACATTTACAGGAACAGTAACTCTACCTGCAAACACAATTACTCAATCAATGATGTCAGATGATTCAGTTGGAACTGCAGAAATTATTGCAGCATCGGTAACTAGCTCAGAGCTCGCAACTGATGCAGTAACTGAAGCAAAGATTGCAGATGGCGCAGTAACTTCAGCTAAGATTGCAAACGGAACAATTGTAGATGCAGATGTTAACGCATCAGCAGCAATTGCTCAGTCTAAGATCTCAGGCCTCACATCCGATCTTGCTGATAAGGCACCACTTGCCTCACCAACATTTACTGGTACAGTATCAGGAATTACAAAAACTATGGTTGGGCTTGGATCTGTTGATAACACAGCAGACTCAGCAAAGCCAGTATCTACAGCACAGGCTACAGCAATTGCAACTGCTAAGTCAGAAGCAATTGCAGATGCAACAGCACAAGTAAATGCAGTAATTGCATCTGCCCCAGCAGCACTCAACACACTTGATGAACTTGCTGCAGCACTTGGAGATGACGCAAACTTTGCTACATCTGTAACAACAAGTCTTGGCCTAAAAGCACCACTTGCCTCACCAACATTTACTGGTACAGTTACAGTTGCGGCAGCAGGAGTAGCATTTACAGACGGAACTCAAACAAAAGCTGGCGTACCATCACTTACAACAATTGGAACTGAAATCTCAGCAGCATATAACCTATCAACAGGTGGCCTTGCACTAAGAGATCAACTTATCCCAATTGCAGGTACACGAGCAATTACAATACCAACAAATGCAACAACAGCCTTTCCAATTGGTACATCAATTGATTTTTACCAAGCATCAGGAACTGGCGCAAACTTTGTAGCAGCAGATGGTACAGTTACAATTCTTCGTACACCAGGACTAACACTAAGAACAACATATTCATCAGCAACACTCACCAAGGTTGCAACAAACACTTGGTTGCTAGCTGGAGACTTGACAGCATAATTAAAAAAATAAAGATAGGGGCTAAATAGATGGCAAATAAGAAAATAGGTAGAAAATCCTCAGCACAGGATAACTTCTTAGAACCAAGTGCAGTTACTTCCTTAACTGCAACAAATGTGGGTACTGGGCGGACATATTTGGCAAGCGCTAACACAACTTCTGCAGCATCTGCCGCAGGAACTGGTGGCGCAGCAAGCTTATCATGGACTTTGCCAGCAGCTTCTCCACCAGCAACATCTTATACAATTACAACATCCCCTGCAACATATACAGTTGTTACTGGAAACAGTAATACTTCTTATACTTTTCAAGGATTAGCATCAGGAACTGCGTATACATTTACTGTTGTAGCTACTAATGCCGCTGGAAATTCTGCGTCAACAACATCTTCATCGACTTCAATAACAACAGTTCCTCAAGCACCATCGGCATCAGCTTCTACAAGTGCAGCTGGCCCAAGTCCTGTACCAGCATCTGGTAGTGATAGAATTACATTTTCTGCCAATGCAACGGGTGGTTCTGCAATCACTTCATTTAGAATAACATCTAGTGCACGGGGAGAGCTTTCCGCAAACGCAACATCTCCATTTGATACAGTTTCTCCAAACGCTGAAACATATACAGTTTTTGCAATTAATGCTAATGGAACATCATTAGGAGCCACAACCTCCGACCCACAAACATTTACACCACCACACTTCCCGCCGTTCTTCCCACCGTTCTTCCCACCATTCTTCCCACCATTCTTCCCACCACACTTCCCACCATTCTTCCCACCGTTCTTCCCGCCATTCTTCCCACCGTTCTTCCCACCGTTCTTCCCACCGTTCTTCCCACCACACTTCCCACCGTTCTTCCCACCATTCTTCCCACCGTTCTTCCCACCATTCTTCCCACCGTTCTTCCCACCGTTCTTCCCACCACACTTCCCACCGTTCTTCCCACCGTTCTTCCCGCCATTCTTCCCACCGTACTTCTGCGGTTTTGGATGTAACCACCACTAATTAGTTTAGCTTGGGCCTCACGGGGCCCAAGCTAAATGATACAATAAAAACAAGGAGAAATATAATGAGCAATTTTGCATTTGCAAGTCAAGATGATGTTAATTCATGGAAAGTTTTTAAAATACTAAGAATTGATGCATCTAGTCCACAAACAATTGAGTTAGATGACTTAATTAAAGATGCCGTCTTGTCTAATGCTGTTATTTCTTTGGTAGACATTTCAAGCATTGATAGTGAATCTATAAAAAAGAACGGCGTTTGGAATGGAAACGGTTTTACTGGCGGAACAGAACAAGTGTATCCTATGTCAAACGTGTTTCCAAATAAAAAAGCAGTACTTGCTGATTCAAAACTTTTAATTGTTTTTGCAAATGATAAAAGCTCCATAGAGGACAAAATGCTTACAACATATTTAAACAGTTCAATAAAAATTATTGAACTTACTGAAAATCAAATAGTTGCACCAGGATTTGTTTGGGATGGTACAAGTTTTAATCCTCCTCAATAATATTAAGGCGGCAAACTTAAAAAAAGAAATAGGCTTTCTATAACAGAATGTCTAGCAGTAATAGAGAGCAGAACAGATTAATGGATTTAGCATATTCATCAAAAGAAGAGCTTGCCCCAGGAATTTGGGTTTATAGAAATGCAATAAAGCCAGAACTAAATATTATAAATAGGCTTGAAGAAGCAATATCTAGCTCAAATGGTATGCATACCTGGAAAGAAGCAACAGTTGGATATAGAGAAAAAATGCCTGACTATAGGGATTGCGTAGATTTTAAATGGAAAAAGTTTAATCCAGACGAACCATCTAACAAATACAATAAAGACGTAGACTCTATTTGGCAAGATGTGTATGATTCTCAAAAAATTGCTTTAGCAGATTACTGCTCATTTTATAAAATTGAAATGAAATATTGGGAAGCTATGAATTTTATTAAATATGGACCAGGACAACATTTTTCTTATCACGCAGATCATGGTTGGTCATATATATCAACAGTATCAATGGTTGCATATATTAATGATGACTACGAAGAAGGTGGGCTAAGATTTGATAAGTTTGATTTAACAATCAAACCTACTGCAGGAGATTTATATATATTCCCTTCAACATTTTTATTTTCCCATGCGGCATTACCAGTAAAATCTGGATTAAAATATTCAATTGTTACAATGACAGATTATAATGATGCTACACACAACGAGCAATTTTATAGACAATTTATGTCAAGCTTGTCTATGAAAGATTAACATTAAACATGAATTTTAGTGTTTATAATATATATCCAGAACAATGTGCCAATCTAGAACCCCTTGGAGCAAGACGCCAATGGATGGACGACACAACTGATAAGCATGCTTATCATTGTTTCCCTGTAAGTCTTTCAAATACTTTAGGCTGGGGTATATCTTTTCCATCAGAAATATCTTTTATTTGGGACGGGATTTCAGACTCAACAGATACTCATGTCAAAGTTTTGTCTGGCAAACAATTTGTTTCTACTGCAAGAGCAAATGCAACATTAAGTTTTAATACAAACTTGGTTATCAAAACAGAAGACAATGTGTCTATGCTTGCCATGCCTACTCCAAATTGGCCTATAGACGGAGTCTGGCCATTTACAACATTAATAAGCACATCGTTTTTTAAAGGAACTTTTCCTGTAGCTTGGAAAATTACAAGGGCAAACGAAATCATTACTATCCCAGCAAATACGCCAGTAGCAGCTATTATTCCCATATCTCTTTCAAATTTAAATAATTCAGTTGCAACAATTAGAGGCCGTAACGATCTTCCAGAAGATTTTTTTCCAAAAGAAGATTATGGGAAAATTGTTAGTGATATAAATAAATCTGGTAAATGGACAAATTTTTACAGAGATGCTGTTGACCACAAAAATAATAAAATTGGATCCCATGAAGTAAAATCTTTAAAATTAAAAACGGACAATACCTATTTTGAAGGACCAGAAGGATGTGGTATTCAAAAATGAATAAAATTATATGGCATTCAAACAAGCATTATAATGAAGAAAAAACTGCTCCCGTTCCAGCAGCAAAAGCTATCCCTAAATGGTGGCACGACGCTGATGTATACGTAAAAGATTTCTATGGCAACTTTGTTTCTAATCAATCACTTGATGGCGGTAAAGCACTTAATTTTAAGGCATGTCCAGCAATGTTAGATACTTTTACAACAGGATATACTTTATTAACTCCGTGTGACATTGAATTTTATGAAAAATCGGGTAGAATAAAAGCAAAGGTTCCATTAAATTTTGATGACTTTGTTGGAGAGCGTGGCATTTCTATGGGCTTTGCAGTTCCATCAGGTTACGAAGCGAATCATTTCCATTGGTACGCAAACTGGGCACCAGAATTGCCAGAAGGATATAGCTCTATTTATGTTCCTCCAATAAATCATTTTGACTTGCCGTGGCTAACCGTCGGTGGTATAATAGATAGCGATAAGGTAACAACCTCTGGGCTCCTTCCATTTTTTATTAAAAAGGGTTTTACTGGAATAGTCCCAGCAGGAACACCGTATTTGCAAGTCATTCCCTTTAAAAGAGAAAACTGGGAGTCAGAAAAAGTTTTTTATTCGGCTAGTGATATTATGAAAAAAGCAAAAGAAACCTCTGATTTATTTAGAAAACCAGAGGGCGGAGTATATAAGAAGCTTTTTTGGACAAGGAGAAAGTACAGGTAAATGCAAAAGCAAATCAACACAAATAACGATCATAACTATAAATCAGTTGCATCAATAACTCCTTCAGGGTTTTTTGGCAGTGGTCCTGAAAATATTGTGGAATTAAAAAATTTTTTAACAGATGAAGAAAGAATTAGACTCACCGAGTTTGCAAAAACAAACAAAACCTGGGATATAACTGATTCTCATGTTAACGAAAATGGAACAGTTATTTATGATGCTAACGCCTGGGCAGACAGGGTTTGCACAAAAAGATCAATGCAGATTTCTGCTGACCCAACAATTGTTGATGTTGTAGAAGGACTTATTAATAGGTTACAAATTGAAGTAGAAAAATTTTTTAAAGTTAAAATTCAACCTACGGGGCCAGCTATAGTTAAATGGCCAGTTGGTTCCAGGCAAGACCCTCACGCTGACAAAGAGTTACATGAAGGCCCAGATGCTGGAACCCCAAACGATTTCCCACACTATGATTTAGCCTCATTGTTTTACTTTAATGATGATTACGAAGGCGGAGAACTTTTTTTTCCAATTCAAGGAATTGAATTTAAACCAGTTGGTGGCTCAGCATATTTTTTCCCTGGAGACAAAGGCTACATTCATGGAGTAAGACCAATAATTGATGGAGGAAGATATACATCACCATTCTTCTGGCGAATACTTGAACATACTGGAGATAAACAGCCGTGAGTCTTGAGTATAAAGAATTATATCCAAAGATATGGGTTTTTAAAAATCCATGGAAAGATATTGATCTGTTAACAAAAACCATTATAGATTCTGAACAAAATCCAGAAGGATCCGCTTTAAATTGGCATGGCTGGTATACATTTGGCAAAGAAGCAGATCAGATTAATTACTCAGTTGAATCATCCGAAAGAACAGATCTAGAAAAACGCCTCTGGGATGAAATTATAGATGTGTTTAACAAAACAACGAATCAGTATGCAGATACCTTTGGTGTACCCTTAGATCTTGACGCAGAAGTTTTGAATGAAGAAGATGGCTTGAATACTCAGTTATGGAAAAGAATGGGTCCTTCAATATGCAAGTATGAAGTCGAAGGTGGTATCGAAGAGTCAGACCTGGCTATGCACGTTCACACAGACTATCAAAGAGACTATCATGAGTTTAGAGGATATAAGTTTACGTTTACATGTACCATGTATTTAAATGGAGACTACGAAGGCGGCGGGCTTACATTTTTAGTAGACAATAAAACTTTTTATTATAAGCCAGAAAAAGGCGATATTTTGTTATTCCCAGCAGGAGATCCAGACTTTCTTTCTGACTCTGGACAATTCTATATGCACGGAGTTGAAAAAGTAAAAGGCACCCCAAAGTATTTTATTAGAAATCACTGGGTTAGATTTTATCCTGGATCACCAGAATGGTTAGAGAATGAAAAGCTATATGGTCGGGAAATTTGGAAAGAAATGGAAATTGCTAGAACTAAACAGGAAAGAAAATCTGGAGCTTATCAAACGATAAACTATGAAGAACTTAAAAAATTAGAAAGGATTAACTTAAATGCCATTTAATCTAGAAACTCAAAATCGTGTAAAACAAGACATTGTGTTTTTTGAAAATTTTCTTACTGAAGAAGAGTGTTCTAACGTAATTAAATATTGGAAAGATTGTGCTGAAAAAGATACTATTCTTTGGGCACCAATTTCTTTTTACGACTCCTTTGCTTCCAACCTACCAGATAATGAAGAAAAAGAAAAATTTGGTTTTGAAAATAATTTTTTTACTGATCTTCAAGATAAAATTCAAGAGGCCGTGGCTATTTGTCGCGGAGACAAAGTAAAGCTAGTAAGTTATCATGCACAAAAATGGATAGAAGGTGCTTATGCTGGATACCATTCTGATAACACTCCAATAGACTCCCCAGAGTATAACTCATTTGAAAGAAGCAAGTGGGCGGCATTTCTATACCTTAATGAAGATTTTGAAGGCGGTGCGCTTAACTTTAGAGATCATCCAATTACCCTTCAGCCTAAAACAGGAACTCTAGCAGCTTTTGCTGGTGGTCATGAAAATATTCATGAGGTTCAAATGATTACAAAGGGTGAAAGGTGGACAATTGGTTCATTTTGGGATAATGAAGAATCTGATTATAGCGAAGATAAACAAAAAAATTGGGAAGAAGATATTGCGGAACAAAGAAAAAGACAAGCAGAGGATGCAGAAAAATGGGCAGAACTTAAAGCAAAAGGTGAAAGACTAAAACCAGGACCAGATCAAACTGCTAAAAAAGAAGTTGCTTTAAAAATAGGAGAAACAAAATGACAAAGACTACTGTACTAGAAAACGGAATGATTAGAGAAGAGCTTCATCCACAAGTTTATTATTATAGAAATGCTATACCAAACGTAAAAGAGTGGCTAGATCTTGTAAATGATTCTGAAAATCACGAAGAGCTTTATTCAATAATTACTCCCTGGAACCAATGGGATGTAGATGAAAACAGATCTATGGGTCACCCATATGTTTATGGATACAAAAAGCTTTGCCTGCTGAATAGCGTTTATAATATAGATAAAGATGTTTCCGAAGAAACAAAGCAGCGTTTTATTGATATAAGAGATCCATTGTTTAACGCTATAAAAGCGGTATGTGAAGACTATAAAAAAGAGCAGCAGATAGATAAAGAGCTTATTCTTTTGGAACAGTTTGGTGTTCACAGATATAGAGCTGGTAACTATATGGGAGTTCATCATGACTCTCAAGAAGGCGACACAAGACTACTTTACTCTTTAGTTGTATGGCCAAATGACGACTACGAAGGCGGAGAGCTATCATTTAGCATAAGCGAAGGAATTATAACTGGAACAGAAAGAGCTTTGCAGGGAGACATACTTGATCCTCAAAATGAAGGATTGTACGACTTCTATATTAAGCCTGAAGCTGGTAGCATTGTGATATTCCCATCACCATCTCCATTCAGTCACACTGCACACGAAGTCAAGTCTGGATGGAAGTATATGCTACCAATGTTCTGGATAGATCCATCTGGAGAGGATGTTCTTTTTAAACAAGACCCAGATTTTCAACTAGAGTTTGTATACCCAGATAAAGAAGATTTATTTAAATGATAGACAGTGGTATAATTAAGAATGTATTAGAAGGAGAACAAATGATATCTGAAAAATTGCACGATAAGGTTTATTATTACAAAAATGTAGTATCTGATCCAAAAAATTTAGTTAAGTTAATTGAAGAAACGGAATCAGAAAAATATTCAAAGTTCATTACGCCCTGGGAAGAGTGGAGCGCATGTAGCGGAGAAATGTATGTTTATGGAAGCCATAAAAGAATTAAAATGTTAAAGCTGGATGAAATTTTGCAAAAATGCCCAGAAGATATTATAGAAGACTCTAAATACATATTTAATGAAATTTTTGATGGCTTCAAAAATGTTTGCCTAGATTATGCTGAAAAAGTAAATGAAGAGTCTAAATTAATTTTAATGACAGACACGGCTATCAAGCGTTATGAAGCTGGAACATTTATGGGATCCCATTTTGATCAACAAGAAGGCGACAAGAGATTAAAGTATTCTTTGGTAATGTATTTAAACGATGACTATGAAGGTGGAGAATTGTCATTTAGTATTAAAGATGGAGTTTTGACTTCAACAGAATTTGCAGCTGCCGAAGAATTAAGTGACCCTAGGAATAAAGAAAGAGTTACTTTTTCTTTAAAGCCAGAAGCAGGTAGTGTAATTATTTTTCCTTCAGAGCCTCCATACAGTCACACAGCACATTTAGTAAAAAGCGGATCCAAATACATGGTTCCGTCATTTTGGTTGAATAAAGGCTCGTTTATTGACGGAGTCTTTGTTCCAGAATAAAGGTTATCAAATGGCAATGTATGTGTTTCAAGAAATGGCACCAAAAGTTTTTTATTTTACTTATTGCCTTCAAGAGATTGGTAACTATATTGGATTTATTGAAGACACGGAGAGTAATACAAACACGAATAACTCCTTAATCAAAAAATGGGAGCATCAAGACTCTTTCTCAGAAAAAAAGATTTCTTCGAATTTTTCTGAACAAGACAGTGTTGTAGATACAAGAAGCTTGTTTATAATTAACAACTTAAAAGCAACTTTTCATCATTGCTTTACTCAATATAAGATATACAACAACATAGACGGTCCCGTAAAGCTAGAGCCCAATTATCTTTTGAGAAAGTACTACGAGGGTTTTGGCGACAGTGATTTGCCTAATGGCAAGTATACAGCAAAAATGTATATTAATTCTTCTTACGATGGAGGAGAAGTCAAATTTGAAAATACAGGAAAAACTTTAAAACCCGAAGCTGGAAGCCTTTTAATATATCCCTCAGACTACAGGATTGCCTCTGAGCCTGGTACTAAAAATTCTAGGTATTTAGCTACAGGTTACTGGATTTAAAAATACTCTGATATAATTAAAAAATGTCGTACTATCTTACAGCAATAAAAGATTCACCAGTTGGCTTGTGGAAATTAGACGAGTTATCTGGAGTAGTGGCCTATGATATTTCAGGCTGCAATAATCATGGATCGTACGTAGGTCAATTAGTTAAATCTGGCATGCCAATTGTATCTGGTGGATTACATTCTAACAAAATAGATAGCACAAACTATTTGCAATTTACCATATCAAAAGATTTTTCTGGAACAGTTGGTACGGGAGGATTTGCAACCAATTCCACATATGATAATGATTTTACACTAGAAGCATGGATACATCCAAAAACAATAACATCTTTAACGCCTATACTCGCTGACTCAAATGGTATTGGATTATACTGGGATAATGGAAATGCTGTGTTTAAATTAGAAGGGGAAAGAATTGATTACTCTGTTCCTAATCCTAATAAAGTAATTCACCTTGTTGGTGTTTATTCAGTTTCCCATATAAGTCTTTATGTCGATGGTGTATTGGTAGCATCTAAATCAATATCTGTTAAGTTTACAAACACCAGCCTTGTTCTTTTTTCAGGACCTGCTTTATCTGGAGAACATTTTATAATTGATTGCCCAGCTGTATATAGATATTCACTATCCCAAAAATCCATACTTGCACACTATAATAATTTATTTTTAAATAACGATGAGCAAGTTTCAGGACCAGATTTAGGTGAGCTGTTTAGAGCATCAGAGAGATATCAAGATGTTGAAACTAAATATGTTTATCCAGCACAAGTTTCTTGGGACACTTTAATTTATGACAATCAGGCGCTATCTTATAGCGAAAACGGTAACAGCATTTATTTAAATTCAGGATTTACATCTGGTGAGTTTGTGGAAGACATTGTTTTAAACATTACAAAAAGCTATGTGTCTTCAAAGATCGACTGGGTATCTTCTAGTGGCGTTTCAGTATATGTTTCAGAAGTTTCAGCATCTGGTCCATGGACCTCCTGTGTAAACGGATCATCTATTCCAGGATTTTCTCAAGGATCTAATTTTTCGTCAACAAAAATACTATATTTTAAGTTTGTATTTAATTCTACAAATTCAGATGTTTATTTGCCAGAACTTTATTCATTAAAGATTTATTTTTACTCACGAAAAAGAATGTTTGCTCATAATGGTGGAAGTACATTGTCTATATCTGAACCAACAACTGGAACCTACTGGGACTTTGATATTTCAAATGAAAGCTATCCAGCAAGATCAAGAAATTATAAAGATGGGATACGCCCAAAATCTTCAGCTTTCTTTATTGACTCTGCTGCACAAAATAGAAACATTGAAATGATCTTTACTCCAAAAACATTATCTAGCGGTCATATCTTATTTAACAAAACTGGCTCTGTAGAAACAGCACTATCATGGGCGGCAGGCGGAGCAATAACAAAGTCTAATATTAGCAATATATATATCAATGGCCAGGATGCCTCATCTGCTACAAACATATCCTCATATCTTTATATAGGAGAGCCAAATTATATACTAATAAAAACAACTGATGCAATAACTGGTCAAATATGGTTTAATGGAAAGCAATTGTTGGGAGTAAGATCAGGTGTATTAGATGACAATTTATATCAAAATATAGCGCTGTATACTAATGACGCTATTAGTCATCAAGAGCATTATGACCTGTATATTGGCAAGCCAGCCTCAATTGCCCAAGGATCGTCAGCCACCCTGACAGAAGATTCAGTAAGAACATACTCTAGAGACAGAGTCGTGCTACAAATACTATAATTTTGTCAGGTTGCGTGACAAAAAGCTGGACTTATGTATATAAGAATGGTAAAATAATTAACTATGGACATTAAAAGAATCAATGCTCAAATGAAATCTGGCGAGACCAGGCTGGGAGTCTATGTCTGGGAGATGCCTGACGGCAGATGGATTGGCGACGAAGACAACAACTTCTTGTCTATACAATCAATGCTGGGCAATAAAGAAAGAATTGATTTGTTAGCAAAAGCGGTTGCTCATTATGGAATTGAAGAAGGCCAGCCTAAATTTATTGAAGGAAGCCGACAAATTGATGAAGAAGAGTTTGAATACCAGAAGCAAAGATTAAGATGGGGTCTTACCCCAGATCCGTTGGACATAGGAGTTCACAAGGAAGAGATGGCTAAACTTAGGGGTCCTCAAAAATGATTGAATCTAAAGACGAAATTTTTAGCGAAAATATTGACATTTCAAATGCAGCAGACTGGGTAAGATTTAATAACCCTACGACTCAAAAGTCTGACGACCTGTTTGACATAGATGCAGAAGAAGTATTAAAGCTTTCAGGCCTTGGAGCCTCATTTAGAAGAAAAGTATCTAGAGATTTGCAAAAAGCTTTTACTGGAAAAGATGGTTCTGTAAGTCAGCAACTTCAACATCAACAGGCAGTTAGCGGGTACGCAACATTTGACTTAATTCAACCAGAATACAACTTAGACTATCTTTCAACAATTTATGAAATTTCACCTTACAACTACGCAGCAATAAATGCAAAAGTTGCTAATATTGTAGGTTTAGGATTTGACTTTATTGAATCAAAAAAAACTACAGACACTCTTGAAGATATCGAAGATGAAAAGCAATTAGAAAGAGCACGTAAAAAGTTAAATAGAATTAAGCAAGACCTGCATCGTTGGCTAGAAGATTGCAATGGAGATGAGACATTTAAAGAAACACTTATAAAGTTCTACACTGACATAGAGGCTACTGGTAATGGCTATCTGGAGGTCGGTAGAACAACGACTGGCAAGATAGGGTACATCGGTCATATACCTTCAAAGACAATGCGTGTGAGGCGCCTCAGAGACGGTTTTATACAGCTTCTATATGGTAAGGCAGTATTCTTTAGAAACTTCGGAGACACAGAAACCGTAAACCCAATTGCTGGCCAAGAGGATAGACCTAATGAAATTATTCATTTAAAGAAGTACACTCCAAAAAATAATTATTATGGAATCCCAGATATTATTGCTGCACAAAATGCTATGGCAGGCAATGAATTTGCTGGTAAGTATAATCTGGACTACTTTGAAAATAAAGCGGTACCAAGGTATATTATTACAGTAAAGGGGGCAAAGCTTTCCCCAGAGTCAGAGCGTAAATTGCTTGAATTTTTTCAGGTTGGGCTTAAAGGAAAAAATCATAGATCCCTGTATATTCCACTCCCACCAGACTCATCAGATTCAAAAACTGAATTTAAAATGGAGCCAATTGAAGCAGGGGCACAAGAAGGTTCTTTTGAAAAGTACAGAAATTCAAATCGAGATGAAATATTGATGGCTCATAGAGTCCCAATTAATAAAATTGGGACCCCAGCAGGTATTAATTTAGCTGCCGCAAGAGATGCAGATAAAACATTTAAAGAGCAAGTTTGCAGGCCAGCGCAAGAAAACCTTGAGAAAAAGATTAATAAAATAATCCAGGAAATGACTGATGCCTTAGAGCTTAAATTTAATGAATTAAGTTTAACGGATGCTGATACCCAGTCAAAGATTGATGAAAGATATCTTAGATTCCAGGTAATAACTCCAAATGAAATTAGAGTTAGAATGGGTATGGTTCCAAGAGAAGGCGGGGACGTTCCAGTAGATCTTGCAGCCCAAGCCGCAGAAATTAAAGCCCAAGCAACCCAAAGCAGAGCCCGTGATCAAGAAAGATCTGCCAATTCACCAGATAAATCTGGGGAGGGCAGAAATGCAAAGGGAGATGGAAGACAAGTCAACTAGTCTTACTCAACTAGTTATTTGCCTTTTTATGTAACAATCTCTATAATATATAACATATGATCATAGAAAAGTCACATTGGTCTTCTAATGGAAATGCTATTAATTTATCAGTTCCATTTACGAAGGTCAATAGAGAAAAAAGAACAGTCTCAGGATTCGCAACACTAGATAACCTGGATCAGACTGGTGATGTAGTTACTCAAGAAGCTAGCATGAAAGCGTTTGAAAGCTTTAGAGGTAATCTAAGAGAAATGCATCAGCCACTTGCAGTAGGCAAGGTGGCATCATTTAGACCAGAAACTTTTTATGACCCTGCAACAAAAGAATTTTACAATGGTGTTTACGTTGATGCATACATTTCTAAGGGCGCTCAAGATACTTGGGAAAAGGTTCTAGACGGAACACTAACAGGATTTTCTATTGGCGGAAAGATTATTGAATCAGATAACGAAGTAAACAAATCAACAGGAGCATCAGTAAGGTTTATTAAAGACTATGCACTAGTTGAACTATCAATCGTTGATTCACCAGCAAATGAACTATGTAACATTTTATCTATTGAAAAAGTAAATGGACAAATGATTTTTAAAGGAATCGCAGCAGATGTTAAAATGGAAAATATTTTTTATTGTGCAGAAAGTGATTCTGTATTTATGTCAACAGAATCAGAATACATATCTCCAGTTACTGGTAAAAAAACAGAACTCATTGGATGGGTAGAATCAAACGACGTAAACAAAGGAAAAGAAATAGAAAAGATTCTTGATTCACGTAGATCAAGATTGCAAACATTGCCTGAAACACAAAATATAAATACGGCAATTGCAGAAGGAGGAAATGAAGTGGAAAAGCTTAATGTAACAGAAGCAACTCCAGTAGTAGAAGAAGCAGTTGTAGAAACACCTGCAGAAATTATTGAAGAAGTTGCCCCAGTAGAACAAGATTCTGCTGAAGTTGTAGCTGAAGTAACTTCTGCCGAAGTTCTGGAAAAATCAGCAGAACTAACAGTTCAGGAATCACCTGACTTTGTTAAAATGCTAGGCGACCTTAAGGGTTTCTTCTCAGAGACTTTGGAAAAGGCCTCTGAGGCAAACGCTGCTCAGGTTTCAACAATCAAGGAGACAGTCGAAGCTTTTAGCAAGAATGTCGATTTGAGAATTTCAGAATTAGCAGAAAAGCACACAGAACTCTCAACAGCAGTTGATTCAATTAAGTCTATCATGGACACAGTTGAAAAAAGAGTAGACGCAGTAGAATCAGACACTGCAATCAAGAAGTCCTCTGACCTTGGCGGGTCAACAGGAGTAACAATCAAAAAATCAAAATGGAACGGCACTTTCCTCGGTTCCGTTAGCGAATTAACAAAATAAAGGGTAAGGTGAAAAACTAATGAGTAATGAACTATTAGCAAAAGCAGCTGAAGCAGGCACAACACTAACAGGTGGAATGACTGGCGCAGCAAACCCTACCGACGGAATTCACGTAGGTTCCGAGGGTAAGGGAGGCTTGCTCAATCCTGAGCAATCCGCAAGATTCCTTGATTACATGTTCGATGCAACAGTAATCGGTAAAGTAGCACGTACAGTTCGAATGAGAGCTGACACTACAGAGATTGATCGTATCGGCGTCGGAGAAAAGCTTATGAAGCTTGCATCTGAAGCAGAGAACACTGGCTCAAATGCAGCCGTACAGTTCTCAAAGATTTCTCTCACAACAAAGAAACTTCGCCTAGATTGGGAGCTTTCAACTGAGTCTCTAGAAGACAACATTGAAGGTGCAGATCTAGAAGATCACATTGCAAGACTCATGGCAACACAGGCTGGTAACGACCTAGAGGACGTAGTCCTTAACGGTAACACAGCACTATCTGGAGATAACCTTTATAAGGCATTCGACGGTATTGTCAAGATTGCAAAGACAAATGGTCGTGTAGTAGCTGGAGCGGGTGCAGGAGTATCTCGTGACATCTTCAACAAGGCTCTAAAGGCAATGCCACGTAAGTACAAGCAGCGTCGTCCAGACCTACGCTTCCTTGCAGGCTCAAACCTTATACAAGATTACTTGTATTCAACTTCACAGAACATCCAGAACGTTAACCCACAAGATATTGCTTCAAGCATTATCCGTGGAAACGAAGGTGCTCTAGGTGGTCCAGCAGGATATGTTGCACCATTCGCATTTGGTATTCCAATTGTTGAAGTTCCACTACTTAAGGAAACTCAGGTAGGATCATATGCAACACCAACAGGAGAGCACGGAGACGTCCACTTGACATTCCCAAATAACGTTGTTATTGGTATCAAGCGCGATGTAACTGTTTACCGCTTCTTCTGGCCAAAGAAGGACTCAATCGAATATACAATGTATACTCGCGTTGGTACCCAAATTGAGCAGGCAGACGCATGGGTAGTCGTTAAAGACGTTAAGGTTGCTTCTTAATTTAAGAAATAACTTGCTGGAAAGGCCCCTAATTAATTTTAGGGGCTTTTCATTTTAATTTTATAGTGCTATAATTTATATACATACCAAAGGAGTATATATATGTCATTTGACACACTTAAGGTCAAAGAACTAAAGACATTAGCAGCGGACTTCGCAGTTGATGTTGATGGCCTAAAAAATAAAGCAGATGTTATTGCAGCCCTAGCAGAAGAAGGAGTAACTTGGTCAGTTTACCAAGGTACACTTAAAAACATAGAGAACGCAAAAGAAGACGCAGATGAAATTCTTCCTAGACTAGATCCAAATCAGAAGCTAGATGAAGATATGGTTCTAGTAAAAATGGATCGACCAAACTACAGATACGATGCACTAGGTTTTACATTCACACTAGAGCACCCATTTGTAGCAATGAAGCCAGATGTGGCTCAAGAAATTTTTGATAAGGAGGAAGGGTTTAGATTGGCTACACCTAGAGAAGTACAGGAGTACTACAACTAAGCCTAATACATGGCAGAGATATACCAGAATACAAGTACTGCAGCAACAACAAAGCTTTACGTAAAAGGTGAAGCAGTAACGCCTACCTCATCGGTAATCGTAAAATTTTATGATATAACTGGTGATCCCGTTGTCTCTCCACAAATTAGCCCTTCAGCAATTGTTACCACTATTACAGCAGAAGCAAGCGAGGTTGATCAAGGCTCCTTTAGTGTATACCTTCCAACACAGTATACAGCAAGAAACAGAAAGTTTAAGTTAGTCTGGGATTGGCAATACGACTCAGTATCCTATTCAAATACAACTTACCTTGATGTTGTTACTCCGTATGTCGATATACAAGAAGCAGCACAAGAAATGGGGCTTGGCTCAGATGCAAATGATCCAAATCATAAAACACATCAGGAATTAAGGTTGGCGGAAAGATACGCTAGAAACATAATTGAAGGACATACAGGACAAAAGTTTTATTTGCATGATGATAGATTCTTTACAATAGGAAGTGATTCAGATACACTTTCAATGCCTAAAAAAATAAATCGGCTACATACCTTATATGCTAATGATGAATTGCTTATAGATAATATCAATAGTGTTAATAACTTAGGCATAGTTGTTGAAAATACAGTAAGTGGATTTGGCATAAGAGCCAATCATTTTTCTGGCATTAATGACGATGTGTATATTGCAAATGGAATGGTACCGCCTTCAATAAATGACTCCTCCCCAAATATTTTTAGAAGATCAAAGTCGTATAAAGTTTATGCAAGATTTGGCTGGGATTATATTCCAAATGAAGTTAGAGACGCAGCAGTTGAGCTAATGAAGATGTACTTTGCAAAAGATCGTGTGTGGAGAGATAGATATGTTAAAAAAATATCTACAACAGACTGGGACTTTGAATATTCTTCAGAAGCATTTAACGGAACTGGATCTTCTTACGCAGACAAGCTTCTAGCAGATTATGTTATAACACAAATGGTACTGGTGTAATGTTTGACGTGGTTGATGGTTTAATGACTATGAAAATTGATGTCTACCGTCAATCTGAACGACAAGACGCAAATACAGGTGCAATGGTTAGAGAGTTTTCTTATATAAAAACAATAGACTGCTATGCTCGTGGAATTATTACACAAAGCGGAACTAAAGGAAATGATAAACAGAAGTTTTCTAATAAATATTCTAATGATCAATATATAGAAGTTAGAACATCTGAAAGATTAACTGCTAGAGATAAGGTTAAAAATATTAGAGATGTAAATGGAAAACCAATTTGGTACGAGCTAAATTATCCAAATGATACAGACACAGTATTTGATGTATTAGGAACCACTCCAATAGCAGACCCGTTTGGAAATGTTGTTGGATATAACTCTTCATTACAAAGAGCGGAGAATCAGCAAATTGGCATCTGAAATTTTAGCAATTAAAGCGGCAAGCGGGCTAGTCAGTTTAATGTCTAGTAGGCCAGCTAGCGGTGCAATAAAAGATAGCACTGTTGCACAAATATCCGCAGCTCTATTTTATAAAACAAATGTGATGGCAAAACTAGCATCAAATCCACAATTTCAATCTGCATTTAGAAATGTAATTTTTGACCAGCTGCAAGTTGATTTTGGCGACTATATAGATGCAAAATCAAGAACATCTCCAAAGTCTTTTCACCATGTTTATGAATGGGGAAGAATTGGCGACAATGAGGCAAGACTGTTTAAGCTAAAAAAACTTCCAGCAGACGGACTATCTTTAAAAGTTAACTATGAGCTGATAGACTCCAAATCTTTTGTTCCATCTGAAAATTCTAATAATAGGCATGTCTTTGTAAAAAAGGCTGAAATAATGGAGCAAGGAAAAACTGTAGTTATATCTCCAAGATTTTCAGAAAGATTAGTATTTGAAGTAGATGGATATACTGTATTTATGCCAAAGGGGGAATCTGTTACTGTCAGAAAGCCAGGCGGAGCGGCAACTAAAAACTCTTTCTTTTCTGCATATAAATATTTCTTTACTGGCAATCTAGTTAATATGTCAATAAAAAAATCTGGATTCCAAAGACTATTTAATTCATCATTGTCTAGAGCATTAGGTGTTCCAGCACAAGTTAAAACAGTTAAATATAGCTTCTCTCCAAATCAGTTGGCAAATGAAGCAGAGGCTGCTACATCATCAGCATTTGCGAGGTTAGCAAATGGCTAATTATAAACTAGATGCAATGTTTGAAATAAGAAAATTCCTGTGGGGTAGACTTACAGCCCTTAATATATTTGACGAAGAAGACTATTATTCAGACAACCTGGGGGAGTCTTTGATCCCGATAGTGCCAGTACAGCAGCAGCCAGAAATGAATCAATTCTTAAGCGGAAAAAAGCATATAGTCTACGATAAGGTAGGAATGTCTTATGAGAACAACTGGATGATATGCTGCGAACAAATCCTATTAACCCTATATTCACCAGATCTGCTTGATATTGTTGAGATCAGAAACTTTCTAACTGATGAGTTTAGAAGAATGGATGAGTCTGCAAGGGATGTCAATAAGTGGTCGGGGCTATCAGATAAATTCAAGTTCCATAGCATACAAATAGCAGACATATCATCTACAGCCCCATCAGAAGAGATTCAAGGCTTCTATGCAGCAGATGTAATATTGGAAGCAAAGTATTCAAGAATAACCAATGGCCAAGGCAGATTTGCTTAATTTGCCTTTTATAGCTTAGTAGAGTAAAATTAGAACAGAGGAAAGGGCCTAGCCAGCCAAATATATATATATCAATTTCATGAAATCAGGAGGCAATACAATTATGGCATATCAAAATACAGGTGACGCAAGAAACATTCTTGTTGGTGCATCACCGCTATTCTTGTCAGTAGAAGACTCAACAGTATCTGGTTACGATTCAAGCATGGATGCAGGCGACGCAAACGCTTTCGTTGCATCAAAGAATCGTTTCGTACCAGCATTCTCATCAGGAGAGTCTTATACTACAACACTAAATAAAGTTTTAACAACAACAGGTGCTACTCAGACAGCAACGCCTACAGAGGCATCACCAGCAATTGGTGGAGCTTACCGTAACGTTGGTTACACAAATAACGGTCTACAGATCAGCTACCAGCCAACATTCGACTCAGTAACTGTTGATCAGTTGCTAGATACAGCTAAGCTGTTTAAGTCTGCAATGATGGTTCAGATCTCAACAGAAATGGCAGAAGGTACTCTAGAGAACGTTCTTGCAGTATTTGGTCAAAAGGGATCAACACTTACATCAGCAGGAACAGGTGCAACAGCAGTTGACACACTAGGTTTGGAAGCAGGTGCACTAGGTGCAGCTCCAACAGAGCGTCAGCTAATTGCAGTTGGACAGGCTCCAACTTCAGAGGCATCAGCAACTGAGCGTGTATATTATGCACGTCGTGTTTTGTCTGTAGAACAGTCACAGTTCTCTTTGGCTCGTACAGCAGCAACAACATTCCCAGTAACATTCCGTCTTCTACCATCAGGTGACGCAGCTCACGCTGGTTCAGAATACGGTAAGATTATTGACCGCGTTCTAACAGTTTAATTATATTAATAATTAATATCAAAGCCCCCAAGAAATTGGGGGCTTTGCTGTTGTACCCTTATAATGGTTATGCTATAATAATTTAGACGATCCTTAAGGAGGATAAATTGGCAAGTACAGTATATGATGTAGAAGAGATTGAACTACAAAGCGGAGCTAAAGTAAAGCTCAAGCCATTATCAATCAAGCAACTACGAAAGTTTATGGAAGTAATTAAGAAAGTACAAGATGCAGAAGACGAGACAGCAACACTAGGCATTCTTGTTGAGGCATGTGGAGTAGCACTAGAAACTCAGCTGCCAGATCTTGTTGCAGATCTAGACAAACTTGAAGATGCACTAGATGTTCCAACCATTAACAGAATCCTTGAAGTTTGCGGAGGAATTAAGATGGACGACCCAAACCTAATAGCGGCAGCGGTACTGGCTGGTCAGAACTAGATTTAGCCGCTTTAGAGGGACAAGTTTTTCTTTTAGGACATTGGAAGAATTACGAGGAGTTAGAAGAGAATTTATCAATGCCAGAATTGATTCAGACCTTAACGGCAATGAATCAAAAAGAACATAACCAGAGAAAGTTTGCAGCATCACTAAAAGGAATCCAATTAGATGATGAAGCAGAAGAAAAAGAAAAAGGTTCTACCTTTGAAGATATCCAAAGAAGAGCTCTTGGAATTAAAACATCAGCAGATGATGTTGTTAGTTTGCAAGGACCCTTCGCAGCACAAGCTGGATTTGGAATAGGCGCAGGGTTAGGATACTCTAGGAGTAATTAGTGGCTGACGAACAAATTGTAACCAGTATAGTCGCCAAAGCCGACTTATCTAGCCTTGTGTCCGAAGTACACAGGGCTAGTTCTAGTCTCCAACAATTACAAAGAGAGCTGCTTGCATCCAACAAAGCAATCTCTGCTTCAACAAAATTAGCAAATAATTTATTTAGAGACACATTAACTAGTAGTGGACAGTTCTCTAGTCACTTCGTAAACCTTAATTCAGATGTAGATAAGTTTGGTAAAAACCTAGACGCTGGTAGATTAAAGCTTAAGAACTATTTCTCAACCTTTAGAGAGCATGCAACCACTCAAAAGGGAATGATCAGAGAGCTTGCTAAAGAGCAAGTCATGCTTCAAAACTCAGTACTACAACCTTTAGGCAGAAATGCTCAAGGTTTAATGCAGTACAATGTTATGATTCCAAGAGGGCTAGATGCTGTAAAAAATAGTGCACAGCTAGCTCGTATGGAGCTACAGATAATGAATCGTGCACTATCTGAAGGAGCGGGATCTTTAATTAACTGGGGTAAGAATACTCAGTGGGCAGGTCGTCAGCTTACAGTTGGCCTAACAGTGCCATTAACAATGTTTGGTGCTGCAGCAGGAAAAGCATTTAGAGAAGCAGACCAGGAGCTTGTAAGACTTACAAAGGTTTACGGTGGTCTAGCTGCAACATCTGCAGCAGACTTAAAAGCAATTAGAGAAGAAGTTGTACAGACAGCAAAGTCTTTATCTCAAACAATGGGAGCTTCTTTTAAAGATACAATTGCTTTAGGTGCAGATATTGCGGCAACTGGAAAGATGGGTAATGATCTTTTAGGTTCTATTGAAGAAACAACCAGATTGTCTATCCTTGGAGAAGTTGATAGACAAGATGCTATGAAGGCTACACTTTCAATTCAAACCGCATTTAAGCAGAATACAGAACAACTTACAGAATCAATTAACTTTCTTAACGCAGTTGAAAACCAGACGTCTACAACTCTTAACGATTTAGTGGAAGCTATTCCAAAGGCTGGTCCCGTTATACAGCAACTAGGCGGAAGCATTGAGGATTTAGCTCTCTACATGACAGCAATGAGAGAGGGTGGTATCAATGCATCTGAAGGTGCAAACGCATTAAAGTCTGGACTTGCTTCTTTAATTAACCCTACAAAACAAACAGTAGGATTAATGTCAGATTTTGGAATAGATGTAATGGGAATGGTTGCAAAAAATACTGGAAACACAACTGGTCTCTTAATGGATTTGCAAGATGCGCTAGATAAACTAGATCCATTAAGCAAAGCAAGAGCATTAGAGCAGATGTTTGGTAAGTTCCAATTTGCAAGAATGAGTGCGTTGCTTAATAACTTAGGAAAAGAAGGAAGCCAAACTCTTCAAGTTATGGATTTAATGAAAGCAAGTACTTCAGATTTGGCGGGAATAGCAGAGCGAGAATTAGGAATGATTACAGAGTCTGCATCTGGTAAATACAGAAAAGCAATGGAAACACTTAAAGCCACTCTGGCAGAAGTCGGTGAAGAGTTTTTAGGCGTTGCTACTAAGATTATCTCCGCTGCATCAAAGATTTTAAATTTCTTTACTGATTTGCCATCACCAATTAAAAAAGCTCTAACATTTATGGCAGGATTTACAGCATTAGTTGGACCACTAATTATGTTAACTGGTGTACTTGCGAACTTCTTTGGATACATAACAAAAGGAATAGTACAGCTTAGATCTTTCTTTATGAGAGCAAGCGGATGGAAAATGCTTACGCCAGAAATTATTGCTGCTCAAAAAGCAGCAGAGATGGTTGAAAATGCATTCTATTCAGATGCAGCAGCCGCACAAGTCCTACACAATGCTTTACAAAAGCTTGTTTTAGATTATCAAAATTTGCAAGCAGCTTCAATGAAAAATGCAGTTCCAGTAAACCCAGGAGTTAGTACAGTTGCTGGAAATACAGTCATGGCAGCTGGTAGAAGAATTGTAGATCCTAATGATCCATATGTTGGAGATCCTAACACTAGAGCAATGTCTCATATTAGACCAAGAGATCCCAATAATCCAGCCACTTTGTTTGGCGGGGTCCCAGGAGCTATTCCAGTTAATAGAGGAATATCAAGAACTCCTCAAATCTATATGCATGATAGACTTCCAAATGTTGAAGGACTAACAAGTGTTAAGGGAATATCTACAGGAATTGTTTCAGGAGAAGCCGCCAAATTCCATGCACTTATGGCAACACTTGGTATGCAAACAGAGCAAGAAGTTGCAGCACTAAAGAAAACTATTGCTATGGGCGGAACAGTAAGTAGAGAGCTGCTAGACACGTTTGACGATATTTTACCAATAACTCAAAAGTTTGCAAATAGTGCTGCTACGCAATCAGCATTAATTGTTCAGCAAATGAGAAATGCAGAAATAACTGTTGAGCAAGCAAAAGCAAGAATACTTGCTTTAAATGCACAAATAGAAGCAGACATGGGCGCTGCAGTAAGCATGTATGCTGCAGGACGAGGAAGAACAATTGATTTAACAAGAGCCCCAATGATGGATCAACCAGTTGTTGATGCTAATGGACAATTTACACTTAGAGATTTATACAAGAAAAAAGCAAACGCTTCTGTTATGGAAGAGTTTGGAAGACTTCGTGGCGTAAGAACATTTGGAGCACCATATAGTATTCAAACAACAAGGCTGCCTAAGTTTAATATCGGTGGAGTAGTTGAAGAATTCGGACCAGGTAAAACAACAGTATCTGGCCCATCTTCAATTAACTATGATGACCGACTTGGAAGCGTACCAGTTGGTGGATATGTATTAAATCAATCTGCTTCAATGGATCCAGCAAACGCACCGCTTGTTGAAATGGCTGCAAATACATATGAAGGCGGCGGAAAAATCACAGCAGCTTTGACTCCATTGGAAACAGTTTTTGGTCCTAAGATTCAAAGAATGCCTGAGCTGTACGCAGCAGTAGATGCAGCAAATAACGGATATAATTTTGGCGGGCAGATTATGAATGGCATTACTGGATATGGAAGACAAACAGATAAGACTCCATCTTCTGGCATGGATGAAAAACTATTTAAAAAACAGTACAAAGAGTACTTAAGGTTTATTAATAATCCAAGATATGAAGACGACATGAGAATAAGAATGATCATGTTGGATGCTGCAGAGCTATCTTATACTGCAAAAATGCCTATGGATAAAGCAATACAGAAAGCAACATCTAATTTTGATGCTGCTAAATTATCATCAGGCGGATCTGATGAAAAGTTTATAGCAGAAAGAATAAAGCAAGTAAAGGCTTTAGAGAGAAAGTATCCAGCATTAAGAGTTAAAAATGCTAAATCTGCTCAGACAAGTTCTAGCAAAGCTCTCAATTGGAATTTAAATAAAGTTAGAGAAGCAATGATTCTTGATCCACAATTTGCTTTAGTAAAAGATTTAATAGAAGGTGTTAAGCCAACAACATTTTTAAATGCAGATGGTTCTCCAAGTATTAAGGACTTGCATGACAGGGGGCACATAAGACGTCGAGGTACACTTGGCTATATGACCAGCGGTTACATGGGAACAGCTGCTATATTGCCTTCCGCAGTAAACAGTATCATGAGCAGGCTGGAAGGAATTGGATTATCAAGAGATGTTCTAAATTTAAACGGTGCTAACGCAAGAGCAAACTTTGAACTAGCATTAAAGCGTACAGGAATGGATAAGTTCACAACAGTGGATGATCTCTATGCGGCAGTACAAGACGATGGAAAGTTTAAGAGCAAAGATCAAATATCTTCTGGCAATGTTGTAAGAGCAACCAAAGAGCAAAGAAATTCTTTAAAAATGTTTTTAGAGGCTGCGGCAAAAAGACAAAGATGGGCATTTTTAGGAAGACCTCCAAGACCCATGCTTGTAGCAGGAGCATACAATAAGGGCGGAATGATTCCAGGTGGCTCTATCTCTTCAAATAGATTTTCATATGGAGTTCCACCTCTATCCCCAAGACTAGAGGCTATTAGATTAGCTCAACAGGCTGCAAATGCTAAAAAGCGTGAGTCCGATATGATTAAGTACCCATGGATTAAAGAAGCCGTAGCGGGAAGGAACAGGGGATCTAGTGTATCCCCATTATTAAAATTACTACCGCCAGAAAAGATGCTTGATGTTTTAACAACAGCAAAAACATTAAGCTCGAGAAGTTCACTAGGTTCGTTTGCTGATACACCAGTAACTCAATACGGACATCAAATTTCTGCTAGTTCTGGTATGAGTTACCCCATACCTGGCGTATCTGGAATATATAAAATTGGGGGCAGACGAGTTTTTGTTAAAGGCGTTCCTAATGAATTAACTGCAATCCATGAGCCAATTGGAACCGATATTACAAGAAGGCTTTTTGGAATAGAGTCTCCAGTCCAAAGAGCGAGAACAGTGGTCAATCCGTTAGATCCAAGTAGGAAAAGTAAGCTCCTTGCTTTAGAATCAGACTTTGACCCGCGTTTTGGCAAAACTAATGTAGAGATGAATGAAGATCAAGTAATTAGACAGCTTGCTAATTCTCTTCTCATGAACAATAAAGATTTATCTAGGTCAAACGTATTTGGTAATTTTAATCCAGATGTTGGAAATGCTGGAGTGTTTAAAGCAGCATCTGGTAATACACGTCTGGCAACAGCTGATGAAATGAACTCTATGGAAAAGCAAGCAATGATTAATCTACTTGCTGTTAGAGGCGGAGCAAGAAAAGATTTTGCCCGTGATACTGCTTCAATAGTCAGTAAGATGAGCCCAAAAAAATATGGTCGATTGATGAAGACCACACTAGAAAAAGCTCGTCCAGAATTAGTAAAAATAATAAATGAATTGCCTGTAGGTCTTAGAAAACCGTATGAAGCAATGCTCAAGAGATTGGATGACGGAATAGGTGTTGATTGGAGTAAATATCATTCTATACACTCTAATCCAAAATATCTTAATGCTGGAGGGCCAGTTGGAGGCCCAGTTCGAAAAGGACGTAATGCTTACGGAAGGCCAGGAAACCCAGCTGCTAGAGCAGCATGGGAGGCTGAGAAACGTGCACAAAGAGAAAGAGATTCGAGGGCCGCAGCCTCTAGAGCTGCATCTCATCAAGTTTACGGTCAGCAAGCATTAACAAGTGGAACAGGAAGAGAAGCTGTAAGAACAGGAACAACATCATTTTATAATCCAGGCTCAGCAATTCAACAGTCTATGATGCAACCATTAAGAAATGCATCATTTATGTACACTGGACATCTCAATGCTCTTTCAAAATCAATTGCATCTTCATTAATAAATGGAAGTGCAATTCTACAGGCTTCCGCTAAAACATCTGGATCTTATATTGTTGGAGCCTATAAAGATTCTGCACGTAGAATAATTAATTCTGCAAGGGTGCAACATGCTACGGTTAAACAATATATGGCTACGCTTCAAGCAGCTGGAGGAATTTTTGCAAATGGGGTTAGGGCTGAAAATGCTGGAAGATTGGGACAGGCTTACCCAGGAATGTATGGAACAGATCCTAGAACTGGAATGCCTATAAATCTTGCTACTGGAAAACCAGTAGGAATGATGACTGGCCCAGCACTTATTGGTGGATACAAACCAGTAGCGGGTCAAGAAGGTATGCTCCAGCGCAAAGTTGGAACCCTTGGTATGAGAAAGACGGAGTATTTAAATACGTCAACTGGTGAGTCTACAAAAATGTCTGCTTCACAAGCAAGAGCTGCAGGTATTGCCCAACCTCGCATAATGGGAATGGGTGCTCAAATGGGAGTGGGCATGGCTGGATCAATGGCTGGTATGGCTTTGATGAGCAAAGAAAAAGTTAAGATTGCAGGCACAGAAATGTCAGGAATGACTGCTGGAACGGCAGTATCGTTTGGAAGCATTTTACTTACCATGCTGCCAATTGTTAAGATGCTAGATAAAATTAAAGCAGGAGCTGCTTCAGCTAACAAAGGTTTTACAGCATTAAGAACAGGTGTTCTAAGCTTTACTCAGATTGCACAAAAGGCTTTAATGGTATTAAAGGGTTTTGGACTAGTTGGAGCAGCTATAGCAGCTGCAAGTATAGGATTTAAACTTTATAAAGATTATAAAGATGCTCAGCAAGATGCAACAATGGGTCTTTCTATGACAGCAAAGGCCGCAGAGCAAGCTGGAGTAAAGTATTTCAATCTTAAAGAAACAATGCAAGATTATATAGACAAGTCAAAGCTTGCTGCCGCAGCTGCTAAAGGCTCGGTAGGAAACACAATTGGAATGCCTGGTTTACCTAGATCTATAGAAGAGCTAAAAAAGGCTAAAGAAGAAGGTAAAGCCCTAAAAGATTTAATTGAATCTCTTAACAGATCTGAAAG